AGAATCCTTCTCAGTTACTACTAAGAAGTCAATTGTATTATCTTCAACTGGCTTCCACTTGAACTGTGCTTTGAACCCAATACCCGCTCTTTGAGGGAGTTGCGCCGAATTTGGAGTAAAGATAAGACCATCAATATAGTATGGATACAATGTATCAAGTACCTGAGCAGCAGCACGGAAGATTGCGTCATTTGTAGGGCCAGGTGTAGCAAATACGAATTTTTTCATAGCAACTTGTACCTGTGTGCGCGGTGTAATACCATTTGCTACAATCTTAGGACCACCCTCATATGTCCACATATCCATCCATGCTTGTAGTTTCTTGTGACGCCCTTCAAAGAATGGGAGGCGTGTCACGTCTTCACCTCCTGGACCATGATAGATATCAAAGAGTAGCAGTTGCTGAATCGCTTTATTATCTTTATCGCGTGTAACATACTCACCATCTAGCAATGAATTTTTACAATCGGGTTGTGCTAGTCCTGTACGATACACATTCATACCCATATCAATCATATACAATTCTCCGCGCTTATCACAGAAAGCATGTACACGTAGACCATCGGCCTTTTCTGTTACGTTATATCCTGTACGAATATTTGGTTCATTCTCTTCAATAGTTGTTGACATATGCCTAGTCTCAAGGGTCACAGGGGCGACACCACGAAACTGATCTGTTTTTACGAGTTCTTTGTACTGATCGAGAATTGCTGCGCGAGCCGATTTACGAATTAGAAGAACATTTTTTTGTATACCGCGAAGGACATTTGTTAAACCGGCAATTAGATTCTGCATAGTCTTTTCAACATTAGATGCTCCATTGCGAAGAATCTCCACTTCTACTTCATATGTGGGGGCTGCTCCAACAATATTAAATGAACTAAAGCGGCGTGCCCAGCGGAATTCTCCGCGTACATCTTGAGGAGTAGAACGAACCATCGAGAGATCAAATACAACACCATTACCTTCAAATGACCAGCGCCGAATTAAGCGAAAGGCCTTCTTCTGTTGCCCCCAGGTTGGAAGAATCTCCTGGATTTTGGGATCATTCTTATCTAGTGGAACTTCACGCCGAGATTTGATACGAACATTATACTCATCCAGATCCAAATTGGAAGCCTGACCTACTGTGCGATCTTTAATCATTGCTTCAAACGGTTTTCCACCAATGCGGTCATCACGACAATATTGCTGAATAACACCGAAACCATTTAGTTGAAAACGAACTTGGTCGGGAAGAATGATACTTAGACGATCAACTTGGGGTTTTGCCACGAAACCTTTTGATTTGAGTCTGCCGACAATATCAAGGAATGTTCCAACATCTACTTTTCCTTTTACGCCGAATGTGGCTTCAAGTTCGGTTTCAGGATGACTAAACCAATCCTTGATTAAAGCCTCTAGGGACTTTGCTTCAGCAGAATATAATTCCATTTCTACCTAGCTCTCTAATTATGAAAGTATTCAAATTTTAGACTAAGGTGTATTACTCCGCATCCTCATTGCGGGACCAAGTACCTAGTGTAGCAATTGCTGCAGCATGTCCCGCTTTACGTGCAAGTTCATCTTTTTTAATGCGACCTTCAACTGCAACTCCAGCATTTTCTACAATTTCTCGGAGAGCCTCCATTGTTCCTTCAGCAGTAGGCCATGAGATCTTCCAGCCATTGTCTATCATCTTTGAGAACCAGGAGCCTAGGCTACGTGAAGCCCATGTCTCCATTTCAGCATCCTCACAGAAGATCCAGCGACCATCATTGCTCATTGCGTAAATAGGTTCATCACGCTTCCAAACACGAATATCCTCAGGGGAAAAACGAATGGTCTTTGCTTCTGGATCAATTACCATAATTTGAATATGCTCCATTTCACAAATAGCAGCAAAACAAAGATCATTCCATGCGCAACCAAAACGGGCATCTTCAGGGACTTTATTCCCCAGACAGGATGTGAGACTCTCCGCAACTCGGCGCATAGGCCATTTACGCCCCTTTAGAACTGATGGCGCAATATTCTGTGCCTCTGTTACTGCTTCTCGTAAAAGAGACTTTTGTAGAGCATGTGATGCGCTGCGAAATAGATAATTTTTATAACGAAGGATTAGTGCCATTGGACCACCTGGGCCTAGTGGGCGACGAATCCAACCTTCGTTCTCACGGACTTCATTATCCATATCAGTAACATGCTGTTCAATCTGAATATGTGTTACACACTCAGATTTGAACTTGTTATTTTCAAAAACTTCACGCAGATTTTCAAGAGTAATAGCACTTGCCATTTCTGTTATTCTTTCCCTTATAGATAAGATGAGTTGGAGGTTTAGACTGTCTCAGGTCTAACCTCTTCACGGAGAGACTCCATCTCCTTAATACGAGCATCCTGTTCATTCTGTTTTGACTTACAGAACTGAACAAATTCCACCATTTTAGATAAAACATTTGATGGAAGCGTGTCAACATTAAAAAAGACTCCGTTGCTATTTTCGCTAAAATCGCAGTTATATGTTTTTAGAATGCGAAAAATCTGTTCCTTCTCAGATTTGGCAATTGTCTTCAAATCTGTAATAAACTTCTTCTTCTGATTATACTCGTCTCTTAGAAGGGTGGGTTTTCCTATCTGTTCATACTCTTCTCTTGTAAGGGTATTCATTCTTCTTCGCTTTCAACCTCTACAGAGCCGGGCGAAGGAGAGGGTGCTGAAATATCCGCAGCAGCATCATCGTCATCGTCATCGTCATCGTCATCGTTTTGGCCAGCAGCAGAAGCAGCAGCCACAGGAACAGAAGCAATAATATTCTTAAAGACCCCTACACATTGGATATACTGATCATTTACCTGAAAGCGAGACTTCTTAATCTCAAACTCAATATTTGTACCAATAATAAGGCTCTCAAATTCTTCACTGCTATGATGAAGGTCACGCGGAAGCAATACACGGATCGCATCCCTATATTCAACATAAATCCCCATCTTATTCTTCTTCAATACTTCACCTGTAAGGGTAGTCCCATCCGATGGATTAAGAACAATCCCCTGCGACTGAACTTGATATACAATATCCCCAGTAAATCGGCCAACCTCTACGTGCCCCATAGAGCGCGATACGATAGTCATTGTATTAGGAACTACAAATCCATGGCGTGAACAGCGCCCCTCCAACTTTGCCCTCACCTTTTGGAGAAGAATATTTTCCACCGGTTCTTCAGCAAGCCTGTTCAGGTCTTTTGCAGTCAAAGGAATTCGCTCCTCAAAGAGTGCTTGATGCTCCATTTCTCTTTCTATGTATCTAACTCTTTAATGATAATCAATTTTTCACCTAAGCCTTTCCTTTATGTCCACTCGCAGAAGAGGCAACTGGACGGAAGAACCATCGTGTGCGCCGTGTTCTTTGTAAATCCATAAGACGCATAAATAGATTTGTAATAACACATAACTGAATTGCAATCTTGTTTTTTATTCCGCCAAATATATTATCATCAATTGACCCCTTCCCATAAATATCAATAATCTCTTGGAGTTTCTTAATCTTATCAGCGGTTTCACTTACAATTGCGCATTCTGCTCCTCTATCTGGTCCAGACTTCCTATATTTTGCTTCTGAAACAGGTTTCCCCTGCTTGAAAACGAGTGCCTCCCCCTTCTTAGTTGTTATGAACCCATAGATAGGTCCAACTTGTTCAGCCAATGGTTTCCTCTTCAGAACATCATCTGTAGAAGAACTCAATATAATATCTAGAAGAGATTTCGGTAGAACATCTCCATCAATACGCTTATACTCTATTTCACCAGTCTTTACATTTACAAAACGAAGTACATTAATAGACCCCACTTTCAGAATATTCTCTCCCGCACATCCAAGATCTGCTCCAGCACGAATGGCTGTCTCCTGTTCCCCCACAGTGAGCCACTCATCAAAAAGATACTGTAAAATAGCCTCCTTAAGATATGCCTTGTTTTTGAATAGTTTCACAGCCAACAGGATCATCTCAAACTCATTTTTATAGCGTTTGAAAGCCTTGTCATTTTTACCAGTCATCAGTTCAAGTAGACGAACTATATCATCTGTAAGGGTCTCTACTGTACCAGTAACAACTGATGTTGCCCATGTACTCATAGTACTCCATTTACTTTCAATATCTTTTCGCTCAAACTCTTCCTCGCCCTTTGGCAACTCTTGAACAGAACGCTGTTCAATTTCTGTAGGAATAAAGTGATCGCGTCTTACATTGAAGAATGTTGTACGAAGAACTAGAGGGATAGCTTCATCGTTAATAATAGATGGCTGAAAAAGAAAGTACTTATTTCTATAGATAATATAGCCGTCAATACCCTTATGTTTCACGTGAAAATTCTTATTATTCAGAATATTATTTAGTAACATTCCATATACTTCGCTAGGAATATCCACAAATATCTGTCTGAAGTACTCAACATCAAAGAATGCTTGCACCGCAAAAAGGTTGCGAACGCGTGTTTTCAGAGAAGCTTCTTTAAAGCGCGCGGCAAACTCATCATATGTGGAATTATCAAGTTCTTCAAGTTTATCTAGACTACTTATATCAACATTTATATTAGGGGAACATGTATATTCACATGTTTCTAGCCAGTCACATAGTGGCGAAAACGGCGAATCGTTAATACTTACATTGTCACGGACTGTTCCTTGACTATCAATCATACGAATGGGTGGCTGGCCCATAATAATAATAGCATCTCTATTAAGATTACAATCCAAGGCATGGGTCTTTAGTTCTCGACTTACTTCTCCAATCTGCTTCGCCTTCTTGAGAGCCTGACGATAACTATACAAATCTATCGTTTCTCTAGACGAAGGAAATGTAACACAATGGAGATAAATAGTGGCATTACGTTCTTCACGTGGCAACAATGAATGTGAACAGAAACGAATACCTCGCCCAATAACCTGATCCGTCTTATTTAAATGATACCAACTATCAAAAATATGGATTTCTCTTATGAAACGCAAATCAACACCCTCTGCTGCAACTTGAGAACCAATAACAACTTTCACATTTCGCCCGTCCTTATTTTCAGTTGCACGAGCCATAGCAATACTATCCGAATTTTTTGGTGATATCTCATCATTACCTGTAAGGATAACATATTTGGCGGCAATAAATGAATGATCTACTGCCCTATGCTCTCTTTCTTTTCCAGAACAAAGAGCACATTGACGACCACCAGGACTCTGGATTCCATCCGCAAAAAGCCCTGTTGCGCGTCCAACTAGAGTATATCCATTGGCCTCAAGTGCGAGAGCGAGAGATAGTGCTCCTGTGGGAACAAATCTGCTATACAAAAAAGAGACACCTTTGGTACCACGTAATAAATCTAAGATAGTTGCTGCTTTTGGTGAAAACTCACCAATATTCTCTGCTGCTAGCCAATCCGCTGAGACCCCATCTTTACATCTAAATTTTACTGCAATACCTTTGCCCTCTCGTCCAAAAGTATTATTAAAACCAGCTTCACCTATACTCTCTTCGTCTTCCCCTACAGGAAATAGGAAGTTGCCGGCCTGAATAAGACGATCACGGATTCTAATTCCGAAGCGACCAGATTCAGCAGCAGCCTCTGAAATCTCCTCCTTCATGACATCCAACATTTTTATAAGGGTGTCGCCAGAGAGTTCACTTGCTACAAGAGGAAGGGCGACCATCGCATTTCGGTCTTCCTCAGGAATTGTATAATGGCCAGATGGGTCCAGTGTAGGATAGTTTGTTACCATATTTACAAGGCGTGGATTTGGAGTCAATCGTACAGGGAATGTACGAGGATTTTCACCTCGCATAAAACTTATATATGATGATGCGGCTCTACGTAGTAGGCGTTTCGCGGCAGTTGAACCGGCGCGTAATCCACCTTTGGGGTCAAAAAGTTGTGATTCTATGAGTGTCTGGCGTTTATCATTAAGAAGGAGAAAATTCAGAAGAGTTACAATCTCCTTTGCAGTATTATACATTGGTGTAGCAGTCATCAGTACAAGTTTCATACCATCTGTGGCAGCGAGGACTTGTTTCAGATATGGCGCCAATTTACTTCCAGCGCTTGTATCCTCAACATCTTTCTTCCCTCCTGCGCCGGCAGTATCTGTTTCTTCATCATCTTCTATAGCGGCAGCCTCGTCGCGCAAATGATGCGCCTCGTCTACAATTAGAACACGTCCGCTAAACTCATTTCGTAGCGCCTCCTCAATCTGACGTATTTTTCCAGCAGTCTGCTTTCCCACACGTCTCTCAATTACTTTACGAATATAGTTGCGAAATGCGAGATAACCAAAGAATGAATAGCGTCGGCGGATTGTCTCAATTACTTTTCGTTCAATAGTGGCTTTATTTCTTTCATATAATGTCCCTGTAAGACGCATATAGAGATCCCCCGTCCCCTGATTTGCCACATTTGGCTCATTATCAGCAGAACCGATCGCTACACGATTAATATCAAAAATATTTCTATAGAAACCTGACTGAATTGTTCCTGGAGCAACAATTAAAATCTTCTTGCGAGGGAATTTTTC